TATTAAATATCGCTTCCCGTATAGATTCAGCAACTTCGGTCGGTCGGTCGGTCACTCACCTGCATCGGTCGGTCACTCACCTGCATCGATCGGTCGGTCGGTCACTTACCCCTATCTAAATAAAGAAAGAAAGAAGAAAAGAATTTATGTGGAAGAAGAATTTCGAAAACGACAATCGTCGAATGGCAAGAATCATTCTGGCGCATCCGGATAAATTTGTCGGCCTCCCCTTAATTTGGGCCAGATTGTGGGCCAGTGCACGTGAGGAAGACATGAAAGGTCGAGCGGAACACGAAGACGGAATATTGGCTGAGCCCGAGCCGCATTGCTGGATTGATGGGTGCCTTCAGACAGTAGTAGCTAAGGCCCACATGCGCACCCGCCATAGAGTTGGCCGCCGTTGGGTAACAGATCCGCCGCAATGGACGTGTGAAGACCACATGTGCTCGGAAAGGCACTGGCAATTGTTCTTGTTTCCAATAAAGTGAGGGAATCTCATTTGTTGAAAACACTAAGGGTCTAAGCCATGCCGGACATCCACCCACGCCGCGCCGGCGCGCTACAGCGCGTTTATGCGCGTGCCATGGCCATGCCACCGTCTAGTAATTCTTGACCACCCCACCACCCCACGGGCTTCGCGCCTGCACCGCATCACTAGTCACTGACCATTAAATTTGAGGGGAGACGGAAGGGACAACATGCGACATCGGTTTGGGGTATACGGGCCGGGATCTAGCCATTATCGCACTGACAAATTGCAAGCAATATTTCAGCGCGCGATGAATTCGCCGCCGACATAGCACTCGTGGCCATACGGCGCAGCCGCCGCGAGAGCGCCGGATGGTTTCTCGGTCACCCGCACTTTGTAAATCACCGGCAGAAACCCGGTCGAGTCGAGGACTTTCACGCCCTGCCCGCGCTCCAGGAACCCGCCGCCGACGCGCAGCATCACGCGTACGGCCTCTTCGCGGTCGTTGCGCGCGTACCATTCCATCGTTTCGTTCCATCCTTCAGGCGTCGCGGTGCAGAACATTTGCTGCGTGGCGTGGCCCTGTTCGCCGACATAGACGTGCGCAGGCGCGGTCGGCTTTGGACCGGCAACGGCGTCGTTTTTACCAAAAATAATCGTCCAAATGCCGGAAACGATAAATAGGCCGACAAGCCCGAACATTGCCATCGAGATAAATTTCATTGCTGAGTCGGGCAAAGCTCTGCCGTGCATATACGCGCCGCATTGTACGCATTTCACGTTCGTTTCCGGCTGAAACTTTTTGCAGCGCTTGCACCACACATTGACGACTTGCTCGCTCATTTCTCGCCACCCGCGATGATTCGCTTCGAGACGCATGCGACACACACTACGCCTAATGAGTTGCTGAATCTCATGTTTATTACTCCTAAAGAAAGAAGATTGACCGCGTTCGGGTTCACACGGCTTAAACCATCTGGTTCAAGCGGGGATCAACCAAAACGAGCAGCTATCTAGATATACGCTGAAAGGCTCTCGTATGTTCAGCTAATTTAAGGTCTGTAAGTTGTAGAGAGAAGGATTGGTGCCGCATCTAAGCAAAGCGGATCGTTCTGCTGTTATTTCCGCGAACGAAGCACGACGGCGCAAAGAAACGGCGCTCGCCGAGTTGCGCGAATTGGAATTGCGCCAACGCCGTGGCGAACTGATCGAAGCCGCCGACGCCGTGCGGGAATGGTCATCGGCCTGCGCGATGGTGCGCACCCGGCTGCTGGCTCTGCCGGACCGCGTGGCCGCAAGTCTGGCCGGGAAAGCGGAAGCCGAGATTCGGGAAGCCTTGACAAGTGAGATTACCGCTGCGCTCACGGCGCTATCTGCTGTCAAATAGGCTGCAACCCACCTACCACAGCGCTGCCGAAGCGGTTTTAGAAGCCTTGCGCGTGTTAGAGCCGCCTCCGCGCTTGCTAGTGAGCGAATGGAGCGACCGGTTCCGCGTGCTGGATTCATCGTCTCCGGAGCCGGGACCGTGGCGCACGTCCAGGACGCCATATCTCAAGGCCATCATGGACGACCTGTCGCCTGCTTCCGGCGTGGAGCGGATCGTGTTTCAGAAGGCCGCACAGGTTGGCGGCTCAGAAGTTCTATTGAACGCCTGCGGGTTTCTGCTGGCGCTATCTCCCGGCGCAACGCTGCTGATTCAGCCGTCCGTGGAGATGGCGAAGCGATTCTCAACCCAACGCCTGGCGCCGATGCTCGAGAATTCTCCGGCCTTGCGTGGCCTGATTCGCGATCCGCGGTCGCGGGATTCGCACAACACCGTTTTGCTGAAGGAATCGAGCAACGGAGCCACGCTGATCCTGACCGGTGCAAATTCTGCCATTGGCCTGCGGTCGCTACCGGCAAGATACATCTTGGCGGATGAACTGGACGGATGGCCAGCGGACGCAGCCGGAGAAGGCGATCCGCTGGATCTGGCTATTCGCCGGAGCACGGCGTTTGGGTCACAGCGCAAGATCCTGTGCATCAGCACGCCGACCATCGATAACTTCAGCCGGATTCAATCGCTCTATGACGCGAGCGACAGACGGCGCTTCTACCTGCCGTGTCCAGAATGCGGCCACTTCCAGACTCTCGAATGGGAGCGCCTGGACGAGGATGGCCGGTATGGTTGCGAAGCCTGCGAGCGCCGGATTCAAAATCACGAAAAAACCGCGATGCTGGCCGCTGGTGAATGGCGATCTACATCCGCGGGTGATGGCCGGACGCACGGTTATTTCCTGAGCGCCTTGTATGCGCCGGTAGGCTGGCCGTCATGGTCTGAGTTGATCCGCGATCATGCCGAAGCCAAACGCAGCAAAGAGAGCCTACAGGTATTCACCAATTGCGTGCTTGGATTGGCCTGGAAGGACGCCGAAACGCAGCCAATCCATGCCGATCTTTTGATGCAGCGCAGGGAAGCCTACGCCGGGGAAGTGCCACAGGGAGCCTGCCTGCTCACGCTTGGCTGCGACACCCAGGACGACCGGCTGGAGGCCGAAGTTTGCGCCTGGGGCCGCGATGAAGAGTGCTGGAGCGTCAGCTACTCCGTCATTGTCGGCGATCCGGCGCAAAACGATGTCTGGACCGAACTGGACGCCTTGCTCATTCGCGAATACCGGCATGAATCCGGCTTCAAACTGACCATTCAAGCCGCATGCATCGACTCAGGAGGCCATCATTCGGCATCCGTCTATGAGTTCTGCCGCCAGCGCTTCGCGCGCAAGGTCTGGGCCGCCAAGGGTGCCTCCGGCTTTGCACGTCCGATCTTTCCACGCCGACCGAGCAAGGGATTTAACAAGGCACCACTCATGATGCTCGGCGTTGACGCCGCGAAGGAAAAAGTCTACTCACGGCTGAGGATCGACACGCCGGGATCCGGATCTTGTCACTTTCCGCTCAGCTACAGCCGGGAATATTTCGAGCAACTAACCAGTGAACGGCTGACCGTGCGCTATTCGGCGGGAAGGCCGGAACGCGTCTGGATAAAGCCACGCGATGCGCGAAATGAAGCGCTTGATGTGCGTGTTTTGAACCTGGCCGCGCTGCATGGCCTGTATCAGCACGGCCTCCGGATCTCCGAACTGGCCGAACGTTTCGAGCAAATGCAAAAGCCGCTGAGCGATCAGAAACCGGCGCAACCAGCCAAGGTGTATTCGAGGTTCTTTTACGGCTAAAAAGGCGTATACTAGCCGTGTCCCACGGACTTGCGGGTCTGGAGATCCAAAAGGAGCCTTAGTGCCTGCGTCCGCGGACATTCCCGCCAGCGTTTCCATCACGCTCAATATGGGCTGCGTCACCTTGCCTGTCGGCACGTATCCATTGGGCGTCACGGACGCCATTGCCAAGGCTCAGGTGCTGGAAAAACTGATAAGGGAATTGGTACGCCAAGTTTTGGCCGATTGGCCGAAGGTGATTTATTCCGAACAAATCCAAAATCTGGTGAGGCAAACATGCAAGAACCTGAAAGCGGAGTGATACAAGCGCATGCCGTCATCGCCAATGACGGAAGGCTGCTGGTGATCCTGGAATTTCCCGATGGCCAACAGCGCATGCTGGACCGGGACGCAGCCGTGGCACTTGGGGTCACCCTGCTAAACGTGTCCAGCCGCTTGTTTCCCAATGCAGCGGAATTTTCCAGAACCGTGGACGAGACCCGCGGCATGATCCAGCCATTAGAGCCGGTTCCAGCCGTTCAGTGAGCCTGCTGGCCACATTCCGCCGATTCATAGGCCGCGCCTTTCCGCCAGAGGCCGGTTTGCTGTACAACGCTCTCAAATGGCCTGCCGTGCCATCTTCGCCGAATCCGGCGCCGGACAACAACCTGACGGCACGGAGTCGAGCGGAGCAAGAGTATCGCAATAGCGCCTTGGCGCGCCGCTGTGTTTCCGCCTGGAGTGGTGCATTAATTGGTGGGTCCGGCATCACGCCGATGTTCGCCGATCCCGAATTGCGCCGCAGGTGGGATTCCTGGTCCGCGATGCCGGATGCCGCTGGCCGTCTGGACTGGGTAGGGCTGCTACAGCAGATTACGGAGACCATGATCGTGAGCGGAGAGTGCTTCGTCTTGCTCCAGGTATCCGAAGATGCGCCGGAAGTGCCGCTGTCACTGCTGGTGCTTGGACCCGAATATTTGGACACCAGCAAGTTCAACAGCACGGATACCATCGCGGGAATCGTCTTTAACGGCGTGAAGAGAGCCGGGTATTGGCTCTTTCGCTCGCATCCCTGGCGAACCGGGACTATGCTCGATTCCGTCCTGATTCCCGCGCCGGACGTGCTGCACGTCTACCGGCCAACGCGACCGGCAGAGCAACGCGGAGAAACGTGGCTTACGCCGGTTTTGTACCTGCTTCGGCTGCTTAGAGAGTATCTGGAGGCCGATCTCCAAAGGCAGAAAACATCGGCGTTGATGGCCGGGTTTGTCACTTCGCCGGACGGTAGCGCTCAGCCATTCCCGATGACGCCACAAGGCCAGCTTGCACTGGAACCGGCCACGCTTACGCAGCTGGCCGCAGGCACAGAAGTAACCTTCAGCAATCCCGCCGATCATGGCGTGGCTTTCGATCCTTTCCTTAAGCATGTGGTCAGGCAGATTGCAGCCGGAATGAACATGCCTTACGAAACGCTGTCCACGGATATCGGCCAAACTACGTTTGCCAGTGGCCGCTTGGCGATTCTCGAATGGCGCAGGCAGATTGAGAGCGTTCAATACGGCATGCTGATTCCGCAATTGTGCCAGCCGATCCTGAACCGCTGGCTGGAGCTTGCCTCCGCTTTGGGACTGGCCGACGCCGTGGAGACGCCGCGTTGGGCTTGTCCCGTGCCGCAGGCGTTAGACGCACGCATGGAAACGCTGAATGATATTCTCCGCGTCCGCGCCGGTTTCGCATCCCGCCGCGAAATCGTGGAGGCGACCGGCGAAAACATCGAAGACGTGGACGCCGAATTAGCCAGCGATCAGAGCCGCGCGCGTGGCCTTGGCCTAACGCTGGACGTGGACCCGCTAATGACACAACTAGGACAAGAGCAACCGACCGCGACACAGGAGCAACCCGCATGAGACTGCATGTCAGAAATTCAGCCGCCGACGTGATAACCCGCATCGCTCAGGTTTCAACCACGGCCACGCCCAACGTGTTTCAAGCCACGCTATCGACGAACGCCGACGTGCGCAGGGGTACTCACATCGAACGCCTGGGCCGCTGGAACGCCTTTCCTGCGCGTGTGCCGCTGCTGGATTCTCATCGCCGGGATTCTGTCGATGCCGTGGTGGGTTTCGTGGACCACATCCGCTCAGAGGCCGGGAATATCCTGGCGGACGTGCACATCAGCGAATCCAGGCCGCAGCTGGCCACGCTGGTGCGCGAAGGCGCGCTCCAGGAATTGAGCGTCGGTTTCTCCGCTGAAAGCTGGACGGACAGCACGCAGGGTGGAGAGCGCATCCGGACCGGCGAAGGCTTGACGCTCAGGGAGGCCAGCCTGGTGGTGCTGGGAGCCGATCCCGGCGCACGCCTGGGCCGCGCCGATGATGCCACGCAGATCCGCGATCTAGCCACCACGCTTCGCGTGCCCGCGTCCGTGGCCGAAGCGTTGGTTACGCGCGGAGCCACGTTCGATGAGGCAAGATCCGAACTTGTAGCCACGGCATCCCGGCAGGCCGTGACGGTCACCACGTCCTACAGCACCACCGGCATGGGACCATCCGACCATGCCAGAGCATTAGGCCAAGCATTGGCGCGCCGCATGGGAGCGCAGAATCAGCTATCCGCGATGGCCGCGCCGTACGCGAATGACCGCTTCCCGCAATTGTGCCGGAGGCTGGCGGACGTGTCGCATATTTCGACTACAGGACTATCGGACGCCAGCATCGTGAAGCGTGTGATGACCACATCCGATTTTCCGGTTTTGATGGGAGAATTTTTGAACGTGGTGATGCAGGCCGCCTACCGCGCCGCGCCGTCTCCGCTCATGGCGTTGGTGAAGCAGATGACCGTCCAAGATTTTAGGGATATCCACCTGCCGCGGTTGAGCCAGAGTCCGCAATTGCAGCCGATCCTGGAGAGCGGAGAAATCACTTTCGGGAGTTTGGGCGAATCCGAAGAAACCTTCAAGGTGACGCGTTGGGGTAAAGGACTGAGCATCACGTTTGAAACCATGGTGAACGACCGGCTGAACGCCATCAACGATCAAATCCGCGCATGGGGTTACAGCGTGTCGCAAACCGAATCCGCCGAACTCATCGCGCTTTTGACCGCGAACAGCGGACTGGGGCCGACGATGAAAGACGGCAAGCCGCTGTTTGACGCCAGCCACAATAACGTGCTTGGAGCCGCCGCTCCGTCCGAACCCAGTTTCGATTCGGCGCGCGTGGCCATGCGCCGGCAGAAGGACCGCTTCGGCCAATTGCTTGGCTTGGATGTAACCTTCGTTTTAGTGCCGCCAGAGCAGGAGACGGCCGCCAAGCAAATGACCTCGGTTATTTCGGCGACCACGACGCAGAACTTCAACCCGTTCTCCGCTTGGACCCCGCTGGTGGATGCGCGCCTGGCCGACACCAAACGCTGGTACGCTTTCGCGCCTCCGGAGGTTGCGCCGGTATTCGCGCGCGCCGTGCTCAGCGGGTTTGAATCGCCAATGGTGCAGAGCCAAGTGCTGTTCGATACGGATAACGTGGCGGTGAAATGCACCCACAATTTCGGCTTCGGCGTGGTCGACTACGTAGGTGCGTCTACCAATGCGGGAGTGTGAGCCATGACGGTTGATGAATTAAACGCCTATCGCGATCAGCTAATCGGCGCCATGTCCAAGGGAACGGTGAGCATCGAAACGCCGCAGTTGGGCCGGGTGGAGTTTGGTTCGCCATCGGAAATCCAGAAGGCCATCGCCTGGATCGACGGAGAAATTCAGCGGCAAGCACCGTCGCAGAAAACATTTGTAGTCCAGAGCAACCGGGGGACAGGAGACTGCTTACTATGACGAATTATGTTCAACGCGGAGACACGCTGCCGCTGGTGATGTCGGCTGTCGTGGCCAGTGGCCAGCTGGTCAACGTCGGAAAGTTTACCGGCGTGGCCGCCACTGCCGGAGCCGTGGGAGCCAGCATCGAAATTAGCTTAGTCGGCGTGTACTCCCTGCCGAAGGTGAGCGCCGATGTCTACACGCAAGGCCAGCAATTGAAGATGGACCCGGCCACTGGCTTGGTGAATGCTGCCGGTGCCATCGTCTTCGGCGTGGCCGCTGAGGCAGCAGCGGCCGGAAGCACCAGCGTGTTGGCAAGGCTGACGCCAAGTGCGGCTTAGAATGCCATTTCCCGGCCTTTGGACGGGGCTAGGACGCGCCGGAAGGCGTGGGATAGGGAAAAGGGGCTGTCCCCATATTTGTCCCCACTACTTGCTTAGAGGGATTGCTAAGAATCGCTATTTCTTTGCCGATATATTGCTGAAAAATAGCAATTTATGGCAATCATTGAGCACTACGTAGCAATCCCTGTAGGTTATTGATTTTACGTTAAACCTCTGACTACGAACCAGAAGGTCTGGTGTTCGAATCACTCCGGGCGCACCACAAAATAAAGCACTTATCGCTCCCTACTGAATCCGGAACCCGCTCAGAACCCGCTCGGAATCCGTGCTCCTGAGGTCGTTCTCGAGCGCGATCGCCGCTGCCTTCACGCTGGCCGGGACGGCCTTTTGATAATGCCGCAGCGTGATCGCCGGGTCGGTGTGCCGGAGTTGCGCCTGGGTGCTCTTGGGATCTTTGGCGCGATCGCCAAACAGCGTCGCGCAGCTCCGGCGCAACGCTCGAAAATCGACGTCGGTTTTCAAGATCAGCTTTCCTTTCGCGTCTTTCTTGCCCGTCTCGATTAAGCCGACGCCGGCGCGAATGGCGGCAGGCTTCAGGATGCGATTCCGGTAGTTGTTGGCGTTCAGAAAACCGTGACGGCCGTGCTCGGTCTGAAACAGCCATTCGGTTGGCTCCCCGCTTGAACACTCCAGCCGGTGCTTCAATTCAACCGCCAGGTCGGGTGGAATGTACACGTAGCCGTCCGATGCCTCCGTCTTGGTCGGCGCGCTCTGGCCCTCCACCAGGGCTTCGTCAATCCGCAGTTGATCTTCCTTTACATCGTCACGTCGCAGTGCAAACATCTCTTCTGGCCGCAGCCCGAGTTGGATGAACATGCGGACGATCAAATGATCTCGGCCCACGAGCCCCGACAGCAGTCGCCTGCATTCGTCCATGGTCAAGTACCGCTCGGATATACTCCGCTTGGACTTGGCCCGAAGGTCCTGAGTCGGGTCTTCTGTGACGATCTTCTTTTTGCGAGCGTGCTTCCAGATCGCCCGCGTATGCAGCAGGAGACCCTTGAGCAGGGACTTGGATGCGCCTCGATCGACGTAGCCATTTATCCGGCCTTGGAGGTCCGACTCTGTGACATCGGCGATACTCCGCCCGCCCAGCGCTCCGTTAAGGATGTGCTTTGTTACAAGGCTTCCAGCCGCACGAACCATGTGCGGCCCCCAGTTCGGCTCGCTGAGCGCAAGGTATTCCTTGCCGAGCATCGCGACCGTTGCGGCGGCATCCGGGGGCACGTACGTCCCGGCATCTTGCGCAATCAGCAGATCGAGAACGCGCTGGGCATCTGATTTGGCGAGGGGGCCTGTGTAGTCCTTCGCTATGCCGTGCTTCTCGGCCAATTCCCGCGTGATGATCTTCTCGCGATGGCGTCGCACCTCTGAGCCGTCGGGTCGCCGGACGTATCGATACCAAGTGGCCCAATAGGTTCCGCGCGGCAGTCTCCGCTCGGGATTGCCTCCGTGTGCCGGCACGCTAACCCGCAGGGTACCGCGCTGAAAGCGCCGTCGTGGCATATGGTCGTGGCATATGCCTCCCGATATCCTTAAGATCGAAGGATACTACGGCAAGCGGCATCAGATCACCCTCTGCTCCGACAGTTGGCGTATCCATTCCGCGAGTTGGTCTTCGCGGAACCGCAGGCTCTTGCCGAGTTTCAGCGCCGGCAGCACTGGACGGCGCCGGTTCGTCGCATGGTCCCGGACCCACGAGGGCGAAACGTTCAGCCATTCCGAGCCTTGGCGGACGGTGAGCAGCGGCGAACGCATGCTCTTCGGTTCGTTTGCTTCAAGGCGCCGGCGGCGTCGGATTGCTTCAATCGAGTACATATTGCATTTCCCTCATTCGCCGCTAGTAAGCGGTGGCGTTCGAACACATCCATTGGTCTTGTCAAGTTGACCCCCGTCAGATCGTTGGCGGGAACTCTCTGCTCTTCCTGCCTCGGTCCCCGATGCGAGTCGGGATCTTACCTGGAACCGGCGATCGACGGCTTCCAGCCTATGAAGGGCGTCCAGGAGTTGGAGGCCGACGTCTCGCATCTGATCCGTACCCGGCGCGAACCGCTCTGTGTGCTTGATTGCAAACCGGATGCGGTCGATGGCGACACGCGCCTGGTACGCCATCTCGAACTCCATTGACGTGGGCCGGGCGTGCGACTGGGCCTCAATCAGTTGAAAGATCTCTTCCGCGAGTTCGCTCTTCATATTTGTTCCCAATTCCGGCTGCAAGGCCCGATGGCATCTGCCGCCACCTGAATTCTAGGGCCGCTGTCGTTTAGCTCCAAAAACCACACCCGATCAACGAAGGCAGACCAGGCACGCGCGGAAACTTGACCGATCTGTCGATGGTGCGCGATGGCAACCGCGCTCCGCAGCTTGCGTGCTCTAGACCCAATACTCTTCACTTAATAACATTTTTGAGTTATTCTGTTTTTGGGCTTTAGGCCTCCACAAAAGGAGGTCTTTCGATGCTCTTCGTTGTCGCCGTTG